CTACATCAATAATATCTCCAATTTCAAGAGTTCCAACTACGTCAGTTCCTGCATCTCCAAACAAATCTTTTTTATTTGGATTAACTTTTAGAATATTAGTCTTATTAATTACTTTATATTTTGCCATAATTTCTATTTTTTGTTTTTAAACGCTCTAACAATCAAGAAAACACCTGCTAACATACCTAATCCGCCATAAATAAATCTATGCTTTTGTAAATGCTCAACAAACATACCTTTTTTAGAACTAATTTCTTTATTTTTATTGTTTTTAGGCTTACCGTCTAAAACAGAATCTATTAAAGACTCATCAACAACTTCAACCTCTAAAAGCAATTTTATTTTTTTACCTTGAATTTGACTTGCTTTAAATTTTTGTGGCAAATACCCATAAAAAGTAACTTCAACTTCTGAATCAGGAGTTATTAATTCGTTTTCAAAAACGAAATTCCCATCTAAATCTGCTTGTTCGCTTAATTTGTTTGTTTTGTCTTCTGTTTCAATAGAAATATTAGCCAAAGCCATTGGTTTATTGTCAGAATCTAAAACTTGTCCAAATATTTTCATTATGCTTTTCCTCCTGTTATTCTTTTAATTGTGTAATAATTAACTATTGCACCTAATGTAAAAGACACAATACCAACTACAACAAATATTGTTGATAAATGCTGATGCGCTTTAGCACTTTTATCTTTCTTTTTTTCTTCGTCAGATTGGGCGTTATTAGTGCCTACTTGACTATTTTGAACCGCTCCTATCATAAGTATAATAAAATAATGTTAATCCTGCAAGTATGGATAATACTGCAACCGAAATATAATTTTTGTATGCTTTTACCGCTAAACCAAAACTTCCCTCTTTAAGCCATTCGCTTGGTAATTGCTCTAATATTTTTTTCTTTACTTCCCAAACTCTGATTTTACCATCTTTTACATTTTGAAAAGCAGGATTATCGTCATAAATACTTTTAGCACTTAATCCTGCACCTTGAATTACCCAATCATCAGGTTTTCCAACCGCTAAAGGAAAAAATGTCACAAAATAAGTGTCGGTATAACTTTTCAGTTTTCCCGTGTATGCTTTGTAGTATTCATAAACTAAATCCAACTGTGTTGAATAGTCCATTTTTGCAATATCCGACATTGGGTATCGCTTACCATTAACGGTTTTATAATTTTTACCCCTATCAGGACAAAATTGAATCAAACCGTAACAACCAATATTATTACCTTTTGATGGACTAAAAGTTCTTGCGCTTTCAAAGTACATAATTGCCATTAACCAATTTGGGTCAATTTTCAATTTACCTGAAATCTCTTTTATCTTTTGTATAAACCCACTTCTATAAGAAGCAGGTACTTTATCTTCGTATATCAAAACCATTTACCACAATATTTTATCAGCATACCACCCATTTGAACCTATCTTATGGCGGTCTTTTTCGTGCCTTTGCTTGTACAACCTACGTCTTTCTTTAGCATATCCTTTTGGGAAATACCCTTTCTTTTCTTTCTCCAAGTAGGTAGGGTAATCATTCATACCCAAAGCCCCTATTGAAGCAACCTTTTTGCCATTCTTAAAAACATCAATTTTTTTAAGAGGGTTAGTTGAGGGTTTTATTTCAACCCTCAAACTATTTGCTTTTGCTTTTGAATATGGTAATATTTTATATGCCATTATGCACCACAACCACAACCACCTGCATTATAAAAGCCGTCTTTGTTTTTTTTAGGTGTGCTATTCCAAATAAAAACAATAGCACCAATAACAACTATCCCCGCAATAATATAACCCTTATTCATAATATTTAATTTACTATTTATAATCGTTTTTGAACCACAAATCTAAAAATCCATTTACGCCTAACATTTTTAACAAATAACCTCTACTTTCTAAAGGTATTGTTCTGTTATTTAATAGTTGCTCGGTTGTCATTTTACCTTTAACTTTTTTTCTCATAGAGTAATAACCTGCGTTGTAAGAAACCATTACCTTATTTAAGTGTGCGACATCTCCGTCTTTAAATGCCTCTAAAAGCCATCTTAAAACCGCAGTACCTATCGCTATATTAAATTCAGAATTTTTTTGTAATGCTATCCGTATTTCGCTTCTTATTGACGAAGTTGGTAATTTATTTGGATTATAATTTTTACTTGACGGAATTGCTTTATTGAAAAAAGATTTGGCTTTATCTGAAAGAGGAGATTTAACCATAACTTGCCATTTAGCAAGTATTTCCCAAACAGTATTTGGAGTAACCTGCATAAGACCCGTTGCATCAAATTTATTAGGCGGTGCATTAGTAACTGCACTTTCTGTGCATATAAAACCTGCGATTATTGAATTGTCGATTTCAAATTCTTCTCCCCAAGTAGTAATAAATTTAGAGTACTCTTTTACAACCTTGTCTAACAAAGATTTATTACCTCTAATGACACCTTTATCTGAATATTTAAAATTCCCTTGCGAAAAACTTCTATTAACGTCAGGAACTTTCATCTCTATTTTAGTGTACTTTCCCATAATATTATTCGATTAAAGGTTTTTCATCGACAGGTGTTTCATACTCTTGTAAAGTAATTGTTCCGCCTCTAATTCTTCTAACGTTACGAGTAAGATACTTCGTAAGAGCGAAGCCTCCAATTGCGACACCTATAATGCCTACTATTAATAAAATTTTTTTCGCTTTTGTCATTTATCTTTTTTTGAAATAATTGATTGCACCTGCTGAAAGTATCAGTAAAGCACCACCAACCAACAAGCCCCCCCAACCAATACCTGATTTTTTTTCAGGGTCTTTGTTTTGAGCAGGAGTGTTTTCAAGTGCTTCTTTTTCTAATAATTCTTTCTGCTCTAATTCCTCTTTTCTTTTTGCTTCAAAGGCTCTTCTTTCGGCTAATTTACTTGCCTCTAATTGTTCTCTTTTTTTAGCAAATTCACGTCTTTTTGATTCCTCTTCTTTTCTTTTATTCGCAATAAGTTCTTTTAAATCATCTTTTAAATCATCTTGGGTGTCCGTAATGAATTCAATAATCTCATCTAATTGTTCTTGCGATTCCTCTGTTGGATTTTCTCTGTTTTCCGCTTTCGCAATTGCTAATTTTTCATTTAGTTTTCTTAAACCATCTAATCTTTTCGAAATAGAAGCAGGTACTTTGTTGTCCAACGCTCTTAATAAATCATTAATTGTTTCCATAGTGTTTTTATTTGATAAAGTTATTTTAATTTACAAATATAAAAAATTATTATAAATACTTATAATTATTATCTTGTTTTTATTTATATATTTTTTAAGAGGTCTTGTAACAAACCATTTGCAATGATTTTTTGTCCGCTTGGTGTCGGGTGTATTGCATCACTTGTCATACTACTTGGGATATTAAACTTATCAACAATTGTAGCATTTTTAATATTTGTTTTTATTGAATTTTGATAATCTATGTACTTATTTTTCAACTCAATCATTCCTGCTTTTGTGGGAACATTCGTTGTTGGCTTTAACTTGTTTTCGTCCATAAATTTTTTAGCATCGTAACCAATAATCACAAAAGGCTCTGCGCCTTTGCTTTTGATTAAATCTACCATTTTTTGAACATTTTGTAATGCTCTTTGTTTTGAAACTCCGCTAAACATATCGTTTATACCACCATAAATATAAACTCTATCGTATTTATTTGTTTTTAACTTTTCTGTAAGATTTGTAAATAACCAATCAGTTCCTTTACCGCTTTCTGCTAAAACATCAACTTTAACCCCTTTAGGTTCTAATTCTTTCTTTATCACATTTGGATAAGAAGAAATTACGGGTTTTCCTTTATATTCAATAGCCGTAATAGAATCTCCAACAAAAAGAACGCTACCAACAGGTTGCGCCTTTTTGCCGAAGAATTTCTTCACAGTAAAATAAATTATGGTAACTCCAATTAATGATGCTACGGTGTAAATTATTTTCTTATTCATACTATTTTTTTAATTGTGCAAATGCTCTTTTTTTAGCATCATTCCAACTTTCTCCGTACTTACGAATTTCTTTAGCCAAAATATTTGCTTGTTTTAACATTTCTTTTCCGCTTGTTGCTTTTTTAGTTTCGCCACCCATTTATTTTTTAGCAGATTGCATTGCTTTTACTTTTCCTGCAACCTTGTCGCCAACCTCTTTGGCTTCTTCTTTTGAATAGTATTTACCATACTCTTCTTGGAATTGGCTTTTAACAGGTTTTCCCTCATACTGTTTTGCTACTTTCGCTGAAAGTTTGTCGAATTTTGAAATTTTACCACCTTTTCCAAAATTTCCTGTTTGCATAAACTTTTTAAATTTAGCCAACGCTTTTTCGTGTTGTTCTGTAACTACTTTTTCAGTTAAACGACTTGGTTTTGAAACTTCTAATGTATAGTTTGGGTCTTCATACATAGTGTACTTGAACATTACAATACCTTTAGTACCTGTTGATTCTGTTTTTCCGCCTTGAGCAGAAGAAATCAAATTACCACTATAAGTTTTTATAGTAGAAATTCTCCAATCATAATCATTGAAATTATCTACATTAGTTTCTGCTTTCCAATTACCCCTCATATCTTTTCTGATATAGGTTTCGCCGACTTTAGTTTCTGATTTTCCTGAAGAAGTAGGCGTTGATTGTGTCCCAACAGGTTCAGCACCTTTCTTAACCCAATATCCGTTTGCAGGTTTAACTTTGCTTCCGTCTTTTAATTCAACCTCAACAATATCGTTTTTACCAACATAGTTTGCTTTATTT